TTCTTTTTAGATTTCGCTTGTGCCTTCAATTCCTTTAACCTCTCTGTCTAATGTTCTTTTTCTTAACCACATTAAACACTCTTCTAGTTTTGTAATAGCCATAGCATTCTCTCTGCATTTGTAAGGACTATCTTGGAATGATTGTAGTCTTGTTATAACCATTAGAATTAAATCTTCATTATTTACTCCGTTTATTCCGTACTCTTTTATTGGTCCTTCTTGAAAGTTAACATATTCAATTGGCTCTATATATTTATCCTCGCAATCTGCTTTACCAACAATAAAATGATGCGGTGCATTAAACTTCCATTTTTCTTTATCCTCTGCATAAACCTTCGTATATTTTTGTGTGCATAAACCGTTTTTAATTTCCATAATAAACACTCCTTTTTATATTTATTGCATTAAAAAAGAACCCTATTTCTAGAGTCCTTATTTATTGTATTTTCTATTTAGCATTCTTTTGCCTATATAATATCCTGTTACATGGACAGCAAAATAGATAACAGTCAAGAATGGTTGTATCATTCCAACTCCAACATATGAGAAATAATTATAAGTTATCAGTATTATAATAATCGGTATTTTCCAATCTATTTTTTTATAGCTACAAAAGATTCCATTTAAAAAAATTAAAATAGCTGGCAACACCAGGAAGAGACCGAAAAATATATGATTTCCATAAACGCCGAATTTTTCACATATTTTTTCTAAAAAACTTAATAATGCTAAAACCGGCATACTTATAAATGTATTTGAATTGTTTATTAATAAATATAAAAAATATCAGAAAGTAGATCAATTAACGATGTTTTTGGTTTGGGTTACGTGGACTCGACAGTGAGAAATTTACATCTTTCTTACTTAAACATATATTATTTATAAAATATGGTAATATATACATATTAAAAAAATAAGACCTAGAAATTAATCTAAGTCCAATGGGAGTTGTATTACAACTGTTAAGCGAAGTCTATGAGTTGCACATAGATTAATACTACACTTCACACGTTAGGGCGAGATCACCAATCTCACCCACTATCTATAATATAATCAAAGGAGGTGCAAGCTGTAGGAGTCGAACCTACTAAACCACTACAGCTTGCA